GCGAAAACTCACCAACAATGAAAGCTGCTAAGGCGCAGCAGGTGGGTGAACTTGTCAGGAATGGATTTGCAAGTCTTTTCCCGCTTTATGTAGAGCTATCCGACATGGATGCTGGAAGAGAAATACTTGAAAAATTTGAACAAGAACGATCCGCACAAATGCAAGCGCAGCAATCGCAACCCATGCAAAATAATGGGCAAGCGGGCAAATCGTGAGTTGAATAGCTAACCCCCTCATAAAGGATAAGGTACAATGGAAGAACAAACAAGTTACATTGACGAAGCTAAGGAGCTGGACGGCACTGCTGATACAGTTACCCCTGAGTCTGATGTAAGTGAGCAACAAGCAGAAGAGACACCTGTTGAAGAAACGCAAGGTTATACAGTTGGCGATAGAGAGTTTAAATCTATTGATGAGCTGGTAGAATATGCGTCTAACACAGATAAGTCTTACAAGAATCTACAGGAACTCAATGGACGGCAGACCAACGAACTTGGTGAACTGCGTAAGTCTATTGATGAAGTCAGGCTGAATACTACTCCGCAAGAAGTAGAACAAGAACTGCCAGAATATGACCCCTATGATCTGAATACAATCTTACCACACATCTCTAAACAAATAGAAGATAAATTCGCAAGAGAGCGAAAAGTCCAAGATAGAGAGATCACTGAGAAAAAGATGAAAGACGCTCAACAGGGTATGATTGACAGTTTTATTAAAACTCATCCTGATATGTCCAATGAAGATTTGACTGCTATTGCAAAATATGGAGATGAGCGTGGGGTCGCACTAATTAATGATGCGTACACGCTTATGACACTTGAACAGGAGAAATCCAAAGCCAAGACGGAAGGTGTTAAGCAGGTAACGGATAAACTCACCCAGGCTGATGAAGTGCCAACAACACTTTCAAACGCCACTGGTGGAAATAAAACCGCTATTGATTTTGATGCTATTTCTCAGGATGACTGGAATAAGTTACCCCCAGATGTCCGCCTAAAGGCTTTGCAAGATTCTCCTTAAACTTAAATAGGAGTCAATTATGGCTTGGGACGCACAATTAAACGTCTCCCGTTGGGCAAAACAGCTTGCTTATGAAGTAGGAAAAGAGATTTATTTCTCGAAGTTCATGGGAGACACATTTGGATCAATGATTGTTTCCAAAACAATGCCAGAAGGCAAGGGTAAGGATATGACCTTTGGTATGGTAGGGTTAACTGGAACAGCAGTCACTGGTGATAGTACATTGGAAGGTAGTGAGGATTCTCTTACATCACATGAAGTCACTGTAACTACAGCACAAAGACGCTTCGGTGTAATTAATGCTGGTAATTTCGATGACAGTAAGGTGCTTTACAACTTTCGCCAGGAAGCTCTGGCGCAGTTAAAGCGAGTCTATGCGGAAGATCACGATGCACAAATCTTTAGTGCATTAACAAAAACCTCTGGTGCAGGTGCATATCTACAGGCTGATGCTACTACATCCGTATATGCAGCAACAGATCCAAAGGCTACTTTAGGTGCTACTGATCTGGCAACTGCTGCTGACATATCTATGTTGAAAAAGATGGCAATTCTTGGAACTACTAAAAGTTACAAGATGAAGCCTATCAGGGTTAATGGGAAAGATCATTTCATTCTTATCCTGCACCCTGAAGCAGCTTATGATCTGGCACAGGATGACACATGGTTAAATGCCCAAAAATACGCTCAAGTTCGCGGTGAAGATAATCCAATCTTCTCTGGTGCTTTAGGTGTATATGATGGCGTTATCGTGCATGAACATGAAGGTATTACTACTGCTGAAGATGGCGGTGGTGCTTCTGTACCTTATGCTCGTAACCTGTTTATGGGCGCTGGTGCTGCTTGCCATGCTAAGTCTGATAACATGTCTTGGGTTGAAAAAACCTTTGATTATGGTAACAAACTTGGTGTTGCTGCAGGACAGATTTACGGTGTAGGTCTAAGTACGTTTAACAGCAAGGAATATGCTGTAATTCAGTACATCTCTGCTCGTACTAATCTGTAATCTGATTAGTTAGTTAATTGGGGCGGGTTCATTCCCGCCCCTTTTGAAAAG